CGGTGGGCAGCGCCGTGCTGTAGTCGGTGGGGAGCGCGGTCCCCGCGGGGGCGACGAAGATGTAGCCCCCGCGCACGCCCTTGGTGCTGGAAACGTTGTCGGTGGAGTTAGCTGTGTACTCCTTGTTGGTTCCGGCCATTTCTGTTCTCCTTTACTCGCAGATCGTTAGCCCTGCGTTCGTCTGGTATCTCTCCTGCCTCGAATCCGGGTCTGGCCATCGGTATGTGCCGTCCGGGACGGCCCTGAAGACGTTCGGCTCCTCGGTCAGCCCGTAGATGGCGTCCTCCACCAGTCCCGCGATTTCCGCCGCCCGCCTGCGGGTCTTGGCCCACGACTGGACGGCGAGCGAGCAGGTCTTCGGGTAAAGGCCGGTTCCGGTGCCCGTAAGCTCCACGGAGAGGAACTCCTCCGGGCGCTCCTCGGGCACTTCGAGCACGGCCCTGATTCCGGTGGCATCCATAAGGCGCTTGGCCACCACGCGCTCAACGTCAATCATTGCTTCCTCGAATCGAGCGCCGACTTGAGGCGGTTGTGGATAAGCTCGCTGCTGTAGGCGTGCGGGGTGCCCGTGGCCACGCCGCAGTAGTTCGCACTCTTGCCGCGAGACTTGAAGACGCGGTAGCCGGTGCCGAGCTCGCCGGTGCCCTTGGTGAAGGTCGCGTTGCATTCGGCGGCGATGGCCCTAGCCGGTGCCTCGCACAGCGCCTGGACCGCGCCGCTGTCCATGATCTCGACGTATGCGGCCTTGTTGGACCTGTAGCCCTTCAGCCTCACGCTGCACTCAGCCATCGGTGCGGGTCACCTCCACGGTTAGATTCCATGTGCCCGGCGTGTTCGCCTCGGTGTAGCGCCGCGGGTCTCCCACCACGCGGAAGCGCTCCCCGCGCACCTCCACCGCGCAGCCCTTCAGCTCTCCGGCGTAGGTCTTCGGGAAGCACAGCGTGTAGGCGACCGTCACGCCTTCCGGGCGCGATGCGTCCAGGTCTGCGGTCGCGCCGGGGGCGACGACCACGCTCTCGACCTCTTCGCGGGCGTCCTCCCCGTAGGTCGGCTCGCCCAGCTCGTCCAGAACCCGCCCCGTGCGTATCACGGTCACGGCTTCGCCCTGAATCAGGTTCATTCCGTCACCTCGCCGCGCTCGTATGGGGTGAGGACGCGCATGCGCTGCACATCGAGGCCGAGGCGCTTCAGGTCCGACTTGCCGAGGTACATCTCGCCGAGGGCCGAGCCGTAGGAGACGGAGGCGGTGTAGCCTCCGGCCCCCTGGCTGTACTGGGTGGCCCCGAGCATCGCGGCCGGCGCGGAAAGCACGCGGTTCACCACCATGCAGCACACGGCAGCTGCCGCGCGGTCGAACGCCGCGTGCGCGCCCTCTGTGTAGTCTTCGCCCCAGAAGCCCTCGTAGGCGGAGAGCAGCAGGGCGCTGGCGTCCTTGAGGAGCGCCGTCACGCGCCCGGCGTCGCTTGGCTCTCCGTATCTCGCCGTGTAGTCCTCGACGGATGCCAGCGCCTCCATGGCTACTGGGCCTCCATGATTCCGGCATCGACGAGGGCCTGCACGACCTTCGCGACGGTCGGGTTGGCGCCTGGGTTGGCGACCTTCTTTGGCAGCACGAGTGCGTCGCCCTCGGGGGACACGAGCGCCACGTGCTGCGGGAGGATGCTGGACGCCTTGTCCGCGTCCTCCACGATGAACTTCTGGACTAGCTGAGCCATCTCGGTACCCCCTATGCGCTCTTGAGGACGGCGAAGGCCTTCGGGTCGAGTACCGCGTATGCCAGGACGGCCTCGGTGCGGTAGGCGATCTGGTTGTAGCCCTTCAGGTCCTGGCCGGTGTTGTCGGGGTCGCCGTACTCGATGACCTCGGCGGTGGCGTCGCGGACCATGCCCCACTTGATGGCGGAGAAGTCGCCCATGATCGCGGAGACCTTGGTCGGGGTCTTGGCGAGTCGGCCGTTGACGGTGCCGGAGACGGCGGCGGGGATGCCGTCGAGGTTGCCCACGGAGAGGGACAGCGGCACCTCTGGGTAGAGGCGCTGGCCGGTCGCGGGGACGCGGAGCTTGCGCAGCTCAGAGGCGAACTGGCGGCTCATGGCGATGCCGTTGACGCCGTAGTCGAGCAGCGCGTCGGAGAGGGAGTCGATGTCGTCGACAGGGGAGTCGGTCTTGGTGACGCTGTTGACGTCGGCGGCCGCGGTGAGGGCGGTGTAGCCGTCGAGGGCGAGGCCCGTCTTGGGGTTGATGGCGTGGTAGAGGATGTAATCGAGCGCGCGGCCCGCAGCGGCGGTCTGGTCGGCGATGATGTTGGAGATGATCTCCAGCTGGTTGTCCTCGTCGGCCCACTTCAGCTCGTCGGAGACGCGCGTGGTCGTGACGATCTTGGCGCGCTTGGCGACCACGGGCGCGATGGAGATCTCGGAGCCGGACTTCTTGCCGCCCTCCACGACGACCTCGGCCTCGGCGGTCGGGTTGAACACGAGGTAGGTCGTGTCGGCGAGCTTCTGCGGCTCGTTGGGGCTCAGCGTGGCGATGGTGGAGGTGTCTTTCACCTTGCCGATGATGGTGGAGACCACGCTGGACGGCAGCTTGATTTTCTTGGTGTCGTTTGCAGCCATTTCTGTGCCTTTCTTTGGTGGTGTGGCTTACTTCAGGAGGCATTTGGCGAAGTCTCGCAGCGCCTCGTCCCCGCCCTTGCCGCCCTTGTCGAAGCTGCCTGTCTTCTCCACTCGCGGCGCGGGCTTGGTCTTGAACGCGGCGAGCATCTTGTCGGCCCATTCGGCCATGCTCTCCTCGTCGTCGCCGACAATCAGGTCGGCGGGCACGCCCTTCTCTTTCGCGACCTTGGCTGCGGCCTTCGCGCGCCGCTCGGCCTTCTCCTTGGCGTCGAGTCGCTTCTCTAGCTCCGCGATCTTCTCGTCGGCGCTCTTCTTCGCCTCGTTCGCCTCGTCCAGAGCCGATGCTGCGCCCTTGTTGGCCTTGGCCTGCTTCTCCCACTTGCGGGAGTGTGCCTTCTCGGCCTCGTAGAGCGCCTTGTAGTCGGGTTCCTCGGTCTCGGACGTCTCGCCAACCTCGGCGGTGGTGGGCTGTTCCTCTGCCATGTCGCTTCCTTTCCCGGGCCGTGCGGCCCGTCGGGCAGGCCGTGCGGCCGCGCCCCTTAGATGTGCGTTTCGAGCCGTGCGGCCCTGTCGCATGGTAGTGTCCTATGAACGTGAGATTTGCCCGTTTCGGCATGAAAAAGGCCGCCCTTTCGAGCGGCCATACCTCGGCTTTGCTTATTCGGTTGGCGGCCTACATGCCAAGCTGGCTCCTGATGAGCCCTGTAGCGACCATGGCGCATGTCTGCTTAACGACCGAGAGGGACGTGTCCCCAACGGCCTTGGCGATGGCCTCCTTCGCCTTGTTCCAGACCTGCGGCGAGCGGATGACATCGAGGTAATCGTAGCCGTCCCACGTGAGCCCGCAGACCTCGACTGACATGGGGCCTCCGAAGGCGTCCCTCTCGACGGACGCGGTCAGGAGACCATGACTCTGCATCAGCTCGACGTGAAAAGCGAGCTTGCCGATGTCGCCGCAGCAATTCATGAGCGTGGCGTCATCAATGGGGCCGTCTGCCTTCTCGGCGCTCATGAGGACGCAGCGGACGAGATCGAGATCGCGCTTCATTCCGCATCACCGAGCAGCCTGACATCCTTTGCCTTGAAAAACTCGTCATCGTAGCGGTGAGGGCCATCAGGCGTCTCAAACTCGACGAGGCAATCTCCGTTCTCGAAAAGCTCGATGATATGCCCGGTGCGGCCATCGGGAACGATGACCTTGTCGTATTCCTTCATGACCGCCTCCTACTCGTCAACGAAGATTGTTGTAAGTCTCATTTTACCTGTGTCTTTGTCCTTTATCCAGCCGACTTTGACCTTCGCACTCTTCCCGTCCTTGCCCCTCATGACCATCTCCGTCGTGTATCTGCCCCCATAGGGCGTGCTGTCCCTGTACTCGGGGGCGTGGTCTGCCACGTAGGCGTATACGTTTGCCGCAACCTCGGCAGAATCGCTAGCTGAATAGCCCAAGTACCCAGAAAACGCCCTAGCCTTGTTTGCATCGCCATCTGGGGACAGCGCGTAGTTTTCCAGCTTTGGCGCTGCTATCTCGTGCCCATCAAGCGCCTTCAGCACCTTATCGCTTGTCTTCGCTTCCATTTGGAAGCTTGCTCTCACAGCCGCTTTATTGAAGTCGGATGTATCGAGCGCGTCAACGTTGACCCCGGTAGCGAACCACTCTGCGCCGCTGGTCTCGATTTCCTGCGAGACGCGCTTGTTGAGGTATTTC